TGAAATTGGTGACCTGCGGTGTTCTCAACTTCCATGATTGGTTGTGCCACAAATAATCCGCATTCATTTCCTGATGGACCGCCTGATCCTTTTGCCCATTTGCTAGTAACTGTATCAGCGCAATCGGGGTCAGAGCCACCGTAGACGGGGATCATGTGTCCACATTCTGCATCTTGCACTCCGCTACTGCGACAAGTGCGTGCGCCAATTGCTCCGGCAACTTCTTGCCTCTTTTTTCGGCTCGGCGCAGGATGCCCTGACAGGCTGTGGCGCTCAAAAAGAACCGCTGCGGCAGCGCGCCAGTCTCCAAGACATCCGACAACGAACACGCGACGCCGTCGCTGGGCCACTCCGAAGTACTGAGCGTCAAGAACTCGGTAGGCGAACCCATACCCGAGCTCGCCCATCCCTCGAAGTAGTGAGGCAAAATCTTCTCCTCCGGAACTGGATAGCACGCCGGGGACGTTCTCCCAGACCAACCACCTGGGCCGATACTTCCGAGCAATGGCAAGATAGGTAAGCATGAGGTTGCCACGCGGATCGTCCAGTCCTTTTCTGAGTCCGGCAACGCTGAAGGATTGGCAGGGAGTTCCTCCGACGAGAACATCGATAGCTGTTGAGTCATCAAGTTTCCATTCTTTAAATTTAGTCATGTCGCCAAAATTTGGCACAGTTGGGTAATGATGTGCAAGTACGGCTGATGGAAATGGTTCAATCTCAGAGAACCACTGCGGCGTCCAACCAAGCGAGTGCCAGGCGGAAGTTGCCGCCTCAATGCCAGAGCAAACTGATCCGTATCTCATTGCGTCACCCTTGCACCAAATATCTGGCGCGTCTCATTTATAAATTTGTCATTGCTTGCACAGGCCGCCGCATTGGCCACAATCTCGCTTGAGCTGTAAGCACCCTCGCTATTCTCAATATCACCGTGCGGCGTGTGCCAGATGACGCCGTGTTCAGACGGTGAATATTTCCACGGCACAAGATCAGGATGGATGATATGGCTCACGCAGCCAGTGCGCTGCTCATCAACGCTTAACGTGTGATCGTATTTCTCACAGAGCCATGTACCGTTTTCTTCAGCCGTTGAGTGTGCGCAGGTGCGGCAGTTGACCTCCTTGGTCAACTTGGTCTTATGGCAAAAATCATGCGCCGCGCAGAACCGACACTCAAACCAAGTCGGGTCTGTGCTAATGGGGGGCGGAAGCCTAGCATCTTTAACTAAACGATGCCCACGCTCGAGAGCTTTGACAGCAACAGCCTTGTCTAGCCTGACTCGCTCAGTGTAGATGCGATCATCGTCCTTGCAGACTGAGAAGTACAACGCCCGCTCGAGCTTGAGCCCCATCATGTAAAGCTGCATCTGAACGTAGTGTTGCCATTTTGACTTCTCAACCCCGTTCTTCTCAAGGTCAGTAAATGACTTTAACCCGTGGGTCTTGATCTCTAAGATATGCGGCTTGGTTGAATCAGGCAGCCCGGACATGATCACGCCATCAACCGAGCCCGATACGTGACAGCCAAAGTCAACGCGGGATTGATCGGCACCCGTCTTTTGCACATCCATGCCGATCGCTTGGAGGTCAGCCACAACGGTTGCCTCTTCGTTCTGACCGCGGCGAAACAGGCGCAGAATCCGACCCTTAAATGGCTCAACCACCGCCCAGTGGAATGACAGCCATAGCCAACGGTCGCAGGGATGCCCCAAAGTACTACACCCCATGTGGGGGCGGGGCGGCTCTTGAGTAGATTCATGGTAGGCGTCAATTGCGGCCACCGTTCTATTTAGTTCAGGGAGTTTCATAAAGAAAAGGGGCTCACGCCCCTGCCTGTTCAGGTTAAAGGATTACTTCTTGACCCAAGGTGGTGCGGCCTTTGCCGCCGCCTTTGGAGCCGCTGATGCCGCCGCCATCGGCATCGCACCCCCGCTCAGCGACTTGAACGCCTTCACGTCATTACTATCGCCGTACTGCTCAGACTTGCGGATGTCTAACTTCACTTGCAACTGCCCACCCACGAACTGGTCGGTGTCGTCAACACGCGCCAACCCGATTGCGCGCATCAACTCGCCCATCTGTTGGTAGGCGATTGCCTCGGCCGCTGGGTTGGCGTTTTTGATGTTCAGGTTGCCAAAGACGACACGTCCCTGATGCGAGGGTCCGGTGATGTCATACCGGATAGAGATGTATTCGCCCGTGCCGGCCTTAGTTGACTTAACCTCAGCCCCGCCAATGGTTGCGGTGTACCATCCCGCAGGTAGCGGCTCATATGAGCGCTCTGACTTGGGCAAATCGGATTCAACGAAAGGTGTGTGTAGCTGTGCCATGATGTTTATTCCTTAACAATGATTTTGAATGTTGGACGACCAGAAGTGGTTGTGATTGCGTCAAGTAGGGGGGTTGTAATGCTAGGGTCAGCCGCTGCCCATTGCTCGCTGTTGATCTCGGGTTTCCAACGAAAGAGACTCGACAAGTGATCAGACAGCCCGTTCTCTTCAGCGAGCTCTTGCAGCTTGTCAGCGTTGACTTTGCGGGTCATGCGCCCAACGATCTTGATTGTGAAGCCCTCAGAAGTTTCAATGCTCTTCGTGCCGTCAAGGGTTGGCGGGATTGCAAATTGCTTGACCATCTGGTCTTCTAAGTCACGACGAACTTTGACTGCTGTCTCTTCAGTGTGTTTGGCGTTTAGCCATGCTTGGTAGAGGCTCATAAAATCATTTCTCCCGTTGCCGCTAAAATTGCATATTTAGCATTAGCAACTGCATGAATGGTTGCAGTATCTCTCTCCACATCATGACAATTTGCAAGCAATTTTTTCACAGCGTCTAGCAAGTCAGGTGCGGCTGCAATCAAGCGTGCATTGCCTATATCAATTTCTTCAAAGCCAATCAGGGATTCACCTTGACTATCTGCAAGTATTGTCGTGTCATATGAAAGGGAGTACAACTCTGTGTAAGTATCGTCCCATCCCCAAGGTGCAGGTGTGTGTGGATAAATGTGTTCGCTCATGCTTGATCCCTAAAATGCAGCATCGCATCAGCCATTGCATACGCCTCAAGCGCATCTGTTGGATGCGTGTTGTAGCGGTGATCAGGGTTTGCGTACATACCTTGAATTATTTGCGCCGCAAAGTAATCGCGCAGAGTCATGCCGCGCACGATTTCGCGGTTGATGGTTGTAGGAAAAGCGGGTTGATTGTTAGTGCTCATTTACCACCCCCAATCTTCTCAATGATCGCGCCAAAGTCAGCGGGCTCCCAAGCGTCGAGTTTTCCTGATCGATCCTTGGCCAACCAAAGCCCATCGCCATCACAAAGTAGTGCCCGTTGGCTCACGCCATCGGCATCCTTTTCAACGCGTAAGGCAAGCACCAAATCAAAAAAGTATGGCAATGACTGCCCCGTTTTGTTCCCTGGCATGCTTGGTGCGTACAGAATGCGCCCCATCTCATCGGCTGTCTTTTCAACCTTAGCGGTCATCAAGACATGGCGACCAGGCAAGTCACGGAAGGCTCGAATAATGTCAGCCATCTGAGTCTGCATCTCGCCATATGCAGCTCGCGGATCCTTGTTTACTTTCTTTTCAGAGTTCAGGCAAACCTCAGCGATCTCTGAGATTGAGTCAAGAACAACAGACGAATACTCCACGCCGCCGCCCTCAGTCAGCCACTCGTAGGCTTCCCACAAATCAGCCATAGTGCTAATCTCAAGATACGCAATGCCTGCGTCTTTGATACTTAACAAGCCGCCTTCAGCACTCAAGATCACTGGGTGCGGCATTGAGGCAGCAAGGGTAGTCTTGCCCGCCCCCGCCTGTCCGTACACTAACGCTTTCACGCCATTCGCCGACAAGTCGGACGTACTCTTTAAGTTGATAGCCAAGATGGCTCTCCTATGTTGTTATCTCGCCGATCAGACAATCTGTTGGGCGATTGGTTGAATATTAATTCAATTTATTGTATTGTGTCAACCATGTTCTTTTATTGAGGTGCAATATGTTGACTTTAGATGAAATCCGCAAGAAGTTGCAAGATCGTAGCATTCCCTATGTGGCCGCTCAAACCGGGCTAAGCTACAACACCATTCGAGACATCCGCAACAAGACAGACGCCAACCCGACCTATAACGTGTTGGCCGCCTTGAACAGTTACTTTGAACGAGCTAAGGAGGTAGTGAAATGAGTAAAAATATTGAGTTCACATTGGGCGATTCTTTGAACTGCCCTGCTTGCGATAATCCATTTTTGCACCAAAGAAAAGTATCAATTTTTTGGCGTGTTGAGGATGCCGAAGAAGGTAATCATGTGGTGAGCCAGTTGGGGCATACCTTGGCAGACACCAGCATGTATGGCAATCCCTCTCCTCGGCGTGATGGGATTGTGATAGATTTTGAGTGTGAGACATGTGACGCAGAGCCGCGATTGTCAATTGTGCAACACAAAGGTGCAACCCTTATGGGTTGGGAATCTGCTAGAAAATCGCTTTAAACTCTTTACGACACAGCTAGAGTCGCTCTTGAAAAGACAGTCCCCTCGCTGTCCTGCTGTGTCACCTGTTTATCTGAGGCAACTTTAGGGAGTTGTATGGCAAGCCTTTCTCACATCTTTGGTGGTGCGTTTACCCCACCCCCGATAGACCAAACACCCATAGCCCCACCAGATATCCAACTCAGGGAGGCCATCATTAATTCAGGGCTAACGGCACCTGACTCAATCATTTTAGATGGCAAGATTCACCGTTTCAGGTCAGGCCAAAAGGGCGGCAAATCCGCCGGTGACAAGACAGGTTGGTACATCGCCTTTGATGATGGCACACCCGCAGGAACTTTTGGTTGCTGGCGCTCAGGCATCACCCACGATTGGCGGGCGGTTGTTAACCGTAAGTTAACAGCAACTGAAGAGATGGCGATTATTCGTCGCATGACCGAGGCGCGAGCGCTTAGAGACGCCGAGCGTGCCAAGCAGCACGAAACTGCCGCCGACACTGTGGAAACAATCTGGTCAGGCTGTATGGCCGCAAGCCCTGAACATCCCTACCTAAAACGCAAGAACATCAACCCAAACGGTGCACGGGTCACGGGGGATGGCCGCTTGGTCGTGCCGCTGTTTGACTCAGAGGGCACTCTTTCTTCACTCCAGTACATAGACAATGAGGGCGGCAAGCTCTACCAAACAGGCGGGGCAACTGGGGGCTGCTTTTGGCAGCTTGGCACGACCGACGAGCCAGGCGTGATCTACATGGCAGAGGGGTTTGCCACAGCAGCCACGATCCACCAGGCAACAGGAAGGCCGTGCGTCATTGCCTATAGCGCAAGCAATCTCGTGCCAGTGCTCGGCTCTTTGCGCGCCCAGCATAACCCCAAGCAAGAGATCGTCATCGTGGCAGACTTTGATAAGTCAGGGGTTGGGCAAAAGTATGCCGAGCAGGCATGCGCCAAGCACGGCGCACGGTTTGTGGTGAGCCCAGTAGAGTCAGACGTGAATGATTATGTACAGGCGGGCGGCGACCTTGCCTTCTTACTCGCCCCAACCCTGCAAGAGTGGCTCATGGGGGCGGATGACTTCTCAGCCCAACCAGCACCCCTAAAGTGGATCATCCGTGATTGGGTGCAGGCAAACGCGCTCATCATGATTCACGGCCCCTCAGGTGGGGGCAAGACCTTTATCACCCTTGACTGGATTCTGCGGATATCGTCAACCATCACCCAGTGGAACAACAAGAATGTAAAGAATGGCCCTGTGATCTACTTGGCGGGCGAGGGGCATCATGGGCTACGGGGGCGTATAGCGGGTTGGAAGGCTCACCACAACGTCAAACACCTTGAGATGTGGATCAGCCCAGAGGGCGTGGATTTAAACACGCCAGAGGGCTATAACAAGGTCGCCGAGGCGATCCGCGCACTAGGCGTCAAGCCATGCCTGATTGTGGTTGACACCATGCATCGTCACCTTTTGGGCGACGAAAACAGCGCCCAAGACGCCAAGACCATGCTAGATGCCTGCGCCAGACTCATGAAGGAGTTTGACTGCTCAGTCATCTTGGTGCATCACACGGGTGTCTCGGAAGAGGCGCAGCACCGAGCCCGTGGGTCATCAGCTTGGAAGGGCGCATTGGATATTGAGATTAGCGTGGTGCCAGCACTTGAGAATCAACCGATTGAGATCGTGCAGCGTAAGTCAAAGGATTCAGAACTAGCCGCCACAGTCTACGCCAAGTTGATCGGGGTGCAGATACCGGGTTGGGTTGATGAGGACGGACAACCCGTGACGACCGCTGTGGTTGAGCTCGTAGAACCAGAAGTTAGTGTCAAAAAAGACACAAAAGTTGAAGAAAGTTTAAAAAGATTTAAAAGATCGTGGTTTAAAAACCACTGTTTGATGCATGAAAATATGCCCTTTGTGAGCCGTGATGGGATGCTCCAGTTCCTCATTGAGAACGATGGATTGAGCGCGGCGAGCGCAAATAAGTACTGCCAGTCAAGCAATGACAAATTCATCGGAGCCCTTGTAAATGCTGATGTTTTAGCCGTTTTGGAGGACGGATGGGCCATCAAAAATGAGGTGATTGCAAGCGCTTGGATGCTTGAAAAGAATGGCTAAAATACTTAGTGGAACTGGTGGAACTGAGGTGGAACTGAGAGAAAAGTTCCACTTGGGCAAGGGCTTGACAGTGGAACTTTCAATTGGTACGCTAGCCTTGCGACGCGTCCAATAGTTCCACCTGGCATGCAGCGACGTTTTCTAGGGTTTGATGATAATAATAAAAAAACCCATAGTTCCGCTAAAGTTCCATTAAAAAACCCGCCGTAGCGGGTCATATCAACAGGACAGGGTGGTTTGTTTTACTCGTACTGTGCGATCTCTTCAAGAGATGTCAGGGATGCCTCAAGGCTGTTAATGGCGTCCTCAAGGGTAGACAACCACTCTTGCCACTTCTCACCTTTCTCAGACTCTTGCCATTTCTCAGAGCCGCTATCAAAGTGCTCTTGGAGGTCTTCTTGTTTAAGTTGTAATTGCTCAAGAACTGAGCGGAGTTGTTCGGCTTGCTTGGTGATGAAATTGATCATTTTGGTTTCCTTGACCCGCCGTAGCGGGTTGGTTTAGGGTTGGTTTGGTTTACTTCACAATCCTGAGGTTGCCTGACAATCCAAGGCTTTTTAGGGTGCTGATGATTTCTTTGATGATGCCGTCTTTTGTGTCATGCACAAAAACAGCGGGTTGGTCTTTGATCTCAGGAACGTTAGTGCCAAAGTTTGCCAAGGTGATGCCGTCAACTTCAGCCTCAAAGTGAGTATCAAGTTGGTAGATGTAGGCTTTGTAAGTTTTAGTCATTTCGTTTCCTCAGTTTGATTAAATCAGGTTGATTTATACGACAGACAAATAGTAACACGGAAAAACACAATACAACACTTTTTGTTAATTAATTTACTTACGGGTCTCAATCACAAGCGTTGGCAGCAGACTCTTGGCGTATGCCACGGCATCTGATTTCTTGTGAAAGTCATGGGCGGCATCGTATTGATTACCCTCCTCGTTGTAGGTGGTCACCAACCAACACTTATATGACTTATCAAACCACACCTCAATTTTCTTGATCATTTGACTTCTCCATATAATTTGTCAATGACACGCTTGGCCTCAGCCTTGAGCTCTTTGTTGCTGACCTCTGAGAAGTCAACGCCGTCATACATCAGTTGAGTATGCACAACCATAGCGTTGTTCTCTGACAGCACAGGAAACCACTTCATAATGTCTTTGGTTACTTTGTTCATGTTAAGCCCCTTGCTTTTGACCATTACGTAACCACGCATCAATGGCGTCCATACCCGCATTAGCAAAGTCAATCATTTTCTCATCATCGTCAAACTCAGGCATAGACTCAAAGCCAAGCATATTGGCGTCACAATGGTCGTGCAACTCAGCAAAGGTCTTGCAGTCAGCTAAGACGGTATCCTCAAGGATTTCTTTTTTGATGGCGGCGATGTAAAGGGCTAGTGTTGCTTGGTTCATAGTATCTCTCACGGTTTGATTAGATCAGGTTGGTGTGGTTCGTCCACAAACAAATAGTAACACGATTACACACATTGTATTAACTATTTTCTAGGGGTTTTCCCTAGTTTTGATAAAAATGTTGTTTTTATTGTGATTTTGATACAATTTAAGAATGGATAACTCAAAATCTAAAGTAGACAAAAGTAGACCGAAAACGGGCG